ACTTCGACCAGCACATCGACGAACACCAATAACAACGTCAATACCAGCACGAACACCAACACGAACGTGAACCAGAACATCAATTCTGGGAGTATGACGAACATCAATCAGAATACGTCCAAAACAATGTTTCCGTAACCCCCGGCCAGTCGGTAACCATAACGGTTGGCGCTGGCGGGAGCGGGACTACTGATAGTCCTACAAATGGAGGACTTAGCCGTATTGATTTTCCTTTTGAATGTACGGCTGGCGGTGCTAACGGAGTCAATGGCGGAAATCGCACTGTACCAGTTGGCGGCGGAGGTAATGGTGGAAACGGAAGCTATTCTTGGTACGGCGCTGGCGGCGGAGGAGCTTCTGGCTATTCGGGTAACGGCGGAACGGGGAATCGTGGGGCCAATGGCTCTGCTGGCAACGGCGGCGGAGGCGGCGGCGGCACGGGCGGTAGGCAGTATGGTAACCAAGAAGCTAACGGTTACTATGATTGGTTAGCTGGCGGCGGCGGCGGTGGCGTGGGTATTCTGGGGCAGGGCGCAGACGGTGCTGGCGGCATTTATGACATAAACAGCATCGCAAATCAGAACGGTAAAGGGGGCAGTGGCGGAGGCAACGGTAGCACTGGCTCTGGGTCATATGGCGGCAATGGCGGTCAGTACGGCGGCGGCGGTGGCGCTGGTTATTACGGCGAGCAATACGACCCCTGGGGTTATGTCTCATCTTTTACAGAATTATCCGGCGGCAATGGCGGTGGGGGAGCAGTCCGCATAATCTGGCCAGGAAACACGCGCCTTTTTCCATCAACAAATACAGGAACAATATAATGACAATGTTTATTCAGCTAGAAAACGGCCAGCCTGTAGGCCACGCCGTGATAATGCAAAATTTCCGTGCATTATTCCCAGATACAAGTTTTTCATGGCCGTTCGTGCCAGAGGACATCGAACCTCTTGGCTTCGGCTTATACGACTTCAGCAACCAACCCGATCTCGGCACGTTTGAGAAGGCTGTAGAGGTCGCTCCGGTTAAGGACGAGTATGGTATCTGGCGGCAGACTTGGGCCGTCGAGCCTATGACGGAAGAAGAGGTTGCGGCGCGTACTGAGCAAGAGTGGAACGCGGTTCGCAGCAAGCGTAGCTTTCTGCTACTTCGGAGCGACTGGACGCAGCTACCTGACGCGCCAGTGACAAATACGCAATCTGCAAATTGGGGGTCGTATCGCCAAGCGTTGCGTGATGTTACAACCCAAAGTGACCCATTCAACATTTTGTGGCCTTTGCCACCGGCTGTAGAAAGCATCCCAGCGAGCGCCGCATGAGCGAACCCCGCAAATTGATCGGCGTATGCGCCAACATTCACACGCGGATGCTCCACTTCGCGAAGGCTGGCGACAAGATCGTCGGTCACAAGCACACGTTCGACCATTTGACGCTCCTAGCGTCAGGTTCGCTGCGCGTAGTGGTAGACGGCAAAGAGTCTGACTTCAAAGCGCCGCACCTTATTTGGATCGACAAAGACAAGGTGCATGAATTGACCGCACTGGAAGACGAAACTGTCGCGGCTTGCATTAACGGTATTAGGAATGGTGACGGCGTTGCTGATCTGATAGACCCGTCAATGATTCCAACTGGCGAAAAAGTTTTGCCTAGCAACATCAAACAAATTGCGCTTCCTAAAGGCTGAGTAATGGACACCAATACTCTTTTCACCATCCTTGGCTTTGTTATCACCGCCCTGAGTTTTATCGGGGGGTTGATTACTGTTTGGGTCAATCTGACTAACAAGCTGACATTGCTTGAAGCGCGGCTGGGCTTTGGTGATGAAAAGTTTCAGGGCATTGACAAAAAGTTTGACGAAGTAATGACGCACCTTCGCCGCATTGAAGACAAGCTGGATAACAAGGCTGATAGATCATGAAACAATTTGTGCTGGGTTTTATCGCGATAGCTGCGTCATCGTCTATGGTATTGGCACAGGCCACTTCCACAGCGCCGACGGAATATATCTATAACACCACCACAAACAGCACATCGGACAACACAAATACGTCCACCAGCACAAACACAAATAACAACAACAACACTTCGACCAGCACATCGACGAACACCAATAACAACGTCAATACCAGCACGAACACCAACACGAACGTGAACCAGAACATCAATTCTGGGAGTATGACGAACATCAATCAGAATACGTCCACCAGCACGAACACCAATTATAATATCAATTCTGGGACAATGACCAACATCAACCAGAACACATCGACCAGCACATCCGACAACACGAACCGCAATTTCAATACGGATGTCAGCAGCAGCACAATCAATCAGACAGTCAACAGCAACAACAACAGCACTGTCAACACGAACAGCACTAGCAACGACACCAGCACGATTAACCAAACGACGAACAGCAATAACAACAACAATAACGTCAACCAGAACAACAACGTCAACGTCAGCGATAGCAAAAGCTACAGCGAAAGCATTAATCGTCAGGTAATCGACCAGAACATCAAATCACCGCCGCCGAGCGCCATCGCGCCGTCGATGATGTCCTACAGCCAAGACCTTTGCACCACTGGGCAATCAGGCGCTGTGCAGACGCAGATCATCGGCTTGTCGGCTGGCCGCACTGTGCGCGACCAAAACTGCGAACGGATGAAACTGTCCAAGACCCTGTATGATATGGGTATGCGTGTCGCCGCTGTTAGCCTTCTATGCCAAGACTTCCGCGTCTTTAGGGCAATGGAGATGGCCGGAACACCGTGCCCATTCTTGGGATTGATTGGCGACGAAGCCCGCGCCGCGTGGACCGAAAACGTCGAGCTTCGCCCTGTTGAGAAATAAGACATACGCTTTGCAGGTTATTCTGCTGGCTTGCGCAACACCTGTTTTCGCGCAGACCTATGAGCCTGCCTTAATCCCACCGCAGATCAATGGCGTTCCAACGACAATGACGCCGCTCAATCTGGGTGACGATAACACGCGGAACGTGGCTCTTGGCTTTGAGTTTGAGTATTGGGGCCAGACCTTCACCGACGTTTGGGTGTCCAGCAATGGCTTTGTGTCGTTCCAGAGCGGAAATCATTTGTGCTGCAATGGTCAGCCAATTGAACAGGCGCAGCGCAACACGATTTACGCATACTGGTCAGACATTATCAGCTTCACTGGCAACCCTTACTATCGCGTCAGCGATGGGGTGGCACTGTTCGGTTGGTATAACGTGCAGGAATACGGCACAAACAATTCCAACACGTTTGAAATAGGGCTGTTCAGCAACGGCAATATCCAATTCAACTACGGGTCTTTGTCTGCATCGGGTGGGCGGGACTTTACGGCTGGCATCACTGGCCCTGAAGCGGATGACAATATTTCGCTTTTCTATGGGCGCAATCCTCAATCCCTCCAAAACCAATCTGGCCTTTTGTCTTATGGTGCGCCAATCCCTGATGAAGTGGCAATAGACTGCAATGCAACGCCTATGCACCCATCCTGCCCACCAGTATCAATAGCTATTGATGTGGGCGCACCTGACCCGACTGAAACTGCGGCTGAAAGTGCGCTTGAAGCTGCTGTGGCTTCGGTCGAACAGGCGGCAATGGAAGAAACCCAAGAAGAAGTGCAGATTGAAGATGTTGCCGACATCGAACAGGTGCTTGAAACCGCGCAAGAGGCATTGGAAACAGCAGAAGCATCGCTTGAAGCTGACGCTGCGATTGAAACAGATGATATTGTCGAAGATGATGCCATCGAAGAATTGATTGCAGAACGTGATTTGGAAGACCTTGGTTCTGATGAAGAACGGCTATCCCCTGATGAAGTTGCTGCGCTTGCCGCAGACGGCACAGAAAGCGATTTAGAGGGCCAAGACGCATCTTCGGGTGAATTAGGGCAGGAAGCATCAAATCAGCTTGCTACGGCGCTTGAAGAAGGCGCAGGGGGTATGCAAGACGCATCCTTTGGCGATGTTGCACAATCCAGCCAATCATCGGCGTTTGAAAACAACGCTCAATCGTCGCAAGGCTTCGGCAGCTTCCAAATGCGTGTTGATTTTGGTTCAGGCGGTGCTGGTGCTGGCGGTGGTGGGAATAATGGTGGCGTTGGTTCATCACCACTTGATGCTGCCATTTCCGCTGGTGGCCCTGTTTCAATGACCACGACATTTGAAATCCTGAATAACATTGGTGGCGGAAGCAATGCAGCGCCCGTGGCTGCAAGCGCATCATCTGAAAAATCAGAAAACGAAATGGCGGAAGGGCAATCCGAAACCATCGCTGAAATGGGTTCTGTTCCTGCCTTCAATGCCTACCGACAAGTGGCATTATCTGACAGGGCTGACTTTTACGCAATTCGTGATATATACCGCAACAGAAGGCTGCGTGACGCCAACTTTGAGATGTATCGGATGACCCAAACTAATGACGCCAAGTGGCGGGAGATTGTAGATGCCCAATACAAATGATGAAAAAGAAGAACCCAAGGTATCCTTTGATGAAAGCGGCTTCAGCTTTAACATTGGTGGCCTAAGCAGCGGCAAGATTGCGATTATCTTTGCTGCATTCTCAACAATCCTTGGTGGCCTTTGGGCTGGATTCCAGGTGTATCAGCAATTCCTGACTATGCAGGAAGTGACTGCCGCATATGTTCCGCCCGATCTGTCTGGTATTGAACAGCGCATTTCTGTGCTTGATGAGCGCGTCACAAGCGTTGAGCGGCTTACCAAGATCAACAGCGAAGCCCTGAATTACATGACGGGTAGCATTAGCAGTAGCGTCAGTGGAACGCGCCAGACGGTTGATGCTGTTTCCAGTAGCGTTAGGAGCAGCGATGCTCAAAACATGGCAATGCAACGTGCAGTGATCGATCAGTTGCGTCAGCAAGATCAAGAGCAGCAACGTCGCATCAAAGAGTTGGAGGCGCAAACTAACGAGCGCATTCAAAAGACGCTGGCAAATCCGCTGGCAGGAAAGGACTAATATATGGATGATAAATTATTAGAGGCACGGATCAAAGCGTTGCTGCTGGCGGCAAAAACGATGGCGTTTGTCATTGTTGCCATCACTTGCGCGATGATTGTCGGGCTGTTCATATCGAATGAGATTATTGACAATAAAGATGTATTTGGATTGCTGTCATACGTCATGACTTCGGTTGTCGGCGCTGTAGCTGGCTCCTATGCCACCCTGATGGGCATGAAGGGCGAATTGGCCCCACCACCACCAGAAGACCGTGATGACCCAGAACCAGAGCCTGTGGCTCCCGTAACGCCTCAGCCAGACCCGCTGCCGCTCACACCTGACATGGTTGCACCAGAGCCACGTTATGATGACCCATCTGCCACTGTGTTTATTGATGAACC